GACACTGCCGTTGACTTGGCTAAGGCATTTAATAACGCGAGTATTAAAGCAGTAGCGCTATCAAGTAAAACGGATGATACAGAACGAGAGCGAGAAATGGAGAATTTTGGAAAAAAGCACATACAGGTCGTCGTCAATGTTGATCTTTTTGATGAGGGCCTGGATATCCCCGGTCTTGACGCCGTTATATTAGCAAGACCCACTGAATCCCTTTCTAAGTATATGCAGATGTGTGGCCGTGTACTACGGATCTTAGAAGGGAAATTGGAAGCTGTTATTGTCGATTCTGTACGCAATTGGGAAAGACACGGGCCCCCACATTTTCCCCGCATATGGACACTTGACCGCCGTGAGAAAACCAGCCGCTCAGCCTCAGATACGCGACCACAGAAAGTATGTAAAGGGTGCTCACAGATCTATGAGGCATTTTATAAGACCTGCCCTTTTTGCGGTAAGACACCTGTGCCCGCAGCACGGAAGACACCCAAACAGGTCGAAGGTGATTTATTCGAATTGGACATTGAAGGGATGGCAGCGTTGTTTGATAAGGTACACAAAGCTGATATGTCAGATGAAGAGTTTCGAGTAGATCAGATTGTTAGACATGTTCCACCAATAGGTCGTAATGTTGATATGAAGCGGCATTACGCGGCAAAGTATAAGCGTAAAGTGTTAAAGGAACTAGTTGGCTGGTGGGTCGGCATGGCCCCCGCAGGGCGCGATATGAGCGAGATACATCGCCGGTTTTATATCCGCTTCGGTATCGATATCGGCACAGCGTTTACGCTTAATGCTAAAGACACCGAGGCGCTAACGCTACGTATTCAAGATCGATTCACTGAGGATTTAATACGATGAGTGAATACACAACCTGGGCAGCACGTTGGCCACAGGCGGCTGCAGAGTTACAAGAAACTATTGGTGCGATGCCGTGGAAAACCGGTGTTGAGAATACGGGTAAGTCAGAGGCCTGGGCACAGCAAAATACCCGTTTTACCATAGGCCATGCTGGTGCATTCTCATGGCGTAATAACGTGTTAGCTACACCGTCTAAATGCCCGAAATGCAATGCCAAGCAGCGTCCTATACGTTGTGGATTAGCAAACGATTCCACTGAGTTGAATGATGAAATTAAATCCAGTGACTTGATTCTGGCTATCCCTCGTCTTATCACACCAGAGATGGTAGGCACGACAATGGCTCAATTTGGCAGTGTTGAGTGTAAGAAACCGGGTTGGAAATATACAGGCAAAGAGCAAGAACCGGCACAGGCTGCTTGGCTAGCGCTGGTAGCGAGTTTCGGCGGCTATGCTAGATTCAGTACAGGAGATATTCAGTTATGACAGGGCAAACACGCGTACAGTCGGCAGTTGAGTCTGTGACAAATGTAATCATTGGGTATTCGGTAAATATGCTGGCAAACTTTGCCGTATTTCCGTTATTCGGTTGGTCGATTTCATTAGAACAGAACCTTATGGTGGGTGTAATATACACGGTAATATCATTGGTTCGAAGCTATCTGCTGCGTCGATTTTATAATCGCATACATGGTGCAAAGACATGATAAAATACGGCTCTGTGTGTTCTGGTATTGAATCGGCTAGTGTAGCGTGGGAGCCATTGGGTATGCGGGCAATATGGCTTTCTGAGATAGAACCATTTCCGTGTGCTGTACTCGCACATCATTGGCCAAATACGCCAAACCTCGGAGACATGACAACCTTGCCCGCTTTAATACGTATAGGTCTTATACCTGCCCCGGCTATTCTTGTCGGTGGTACACCCTGCCAGGCCTTTTCAGTGGCGGGTAAACGTGACAGCCTAGAAGACGACAGGGGCCAACTCACCTTATCATATGTGGATTTATTCAATGCAATCGATGAGCAACGACAAGGCGACGAGGCAGTCGCAGTCTGGGAAAATGTGCCCGGGGTACTTAACACAAAAGATAACGCCTTTGGGTGTTTTCTTGGTGAGCTTGCCGGCTCCAGTTGCGAGCTCAAGCCATCAGGGAAGCGATGGGGGAACGCTGGTTATATCGCTGGACCCCAAAGAGCAATCGCATGGCGGGTCCTCGATGCCCAATTTTTCGGAGTGGCCCAACGACGCCGACGTGTGTTTGTTGTCGCAAGTGCTAGAGACGGGTTCGATCCCGGAGAGGTACTTTTTGAGCAAGAGGGCATGCGTCGGGATATTACGCCGAGCCGCGAAACTGGGGAAAATAATTCCGCCTCTGTTGAAAGCTGCACTAGTATTGCAGAACAAAGTATAGGGTATTTTCCTTTATCGGGACATTCTCATTTCATTTTAGATAACATCTCTTCACCTGTTAACGCACATGAGGCAAAAGAATGGTCTGATTTAATAGTCCAAGGTATACCTCGCAGAGGGCTGGCAGTGCGCCGGCTTACTCCCACAGAATGTGAACGGCTACAGGGTTTTCCCGACGGGCATACTGATGTGCCATATCGCGGCAAACCGGCTACAGATAGCCCACGGTACAAAGCAATTGGCAACAGTAAAGCCGTCCCGGTCATTCAATGGGTTGGTAAACGGTTACTAGCGGAGTTAAGTCAATGAGAACGTGCCCTAAATGTAATATGACAACACTTGTTAACACGCACAGTTCACACGGTTGGAACTGTGCGTACTGCGGTGCGTGGCTGACACCCAAATCAGTGCAAAGAGATCTTCATCCCTGCCCGTTTTGTGGTGAAAAACCCCAACTGTTTGAACCAAGTCGTGGCCTTTTTACTCTCCGGCATAAATGCCTGGCTATCAAAGCAGACATAAAACCCGGGCCGCTTAAAAATGTAATAGCCCGATGGAATTGCCGTGATGACTGCTAGAATTTCAGTCCTTACGCTTGTTGCACTTGATCCCGACTCACAGGGAAAAGGCCGGATATTGTCTTGTCTGCCTCATGGCGATACTGATTTTCGCGTACTACGCAATATGCATGATTTGCAGGGATGCTCATCGTCTGATCTGCTGTGGGCGCTCCCCCATTCAACATTGACGAATGCCGAGGTTAAGCTGGTTGCCGTTAGATTTGCAACATTTTGTGCAAGGAAAGTACTGCCGTTATTCGAAGAGACTCATCCGCGTGATAACAGGCCACGTAGGGCGATTGAATCAGCGGAGTATTGGATAGCAACCGGACAAATCCCTACAACGGCTGTTGCACAGGATGCGGATCGTTCAGCAAAAACCACGCGTTACCTCAGAACGCGCTACGCTGAAGCTGCTGCATACCATTCTGTATATGCAGCAGCTTCAGCGCCTGGATGGGCTGCCGCACACTTTGCCACTGCCGCCCAATCTGCAGCAAAGCATGCGTTGGGGTTAGGACAAGATCATGAGTTATATCGAAAACGTTTAAACACAATATTACAAGAGGCAGGACAATGAATCTAAAAGACATACGTGAAAACCGCGACATTATGAAAATGATTTTTAAAGCTGAGATAACAGGTGCCGATGTACAAGTACGAAGTAGGAGCGCTGATCGCATATGGGCAAAGTTAACTGATAATGAAAACCATGATTTTGACACTAGTTTATATGAATATCGCATTGACCCTAAAAAGACCGTGACATACACCACAATATATTTCGATCAGCATAAGGAGGCAGAGACTGATGAAATGTTTGATACGATGGAGGAGGCGTTAAGGCTACGTGAACGCCACCCTTGCTTAGGCCTTCTGACGGTTACGAATATAGAAGGTATAAAAATTACTGCCACCTTCACACCGTGGAAGGAACTGCCTCATGTACCAAGATAGCCTGATACAATTTCGCGGCAAAGATTGCTATTTACAACAACCGTTTGCTACATATCGATTTGAATTATTGCCGGTGAAACGCCGTGGCCGCAAAACACGGCTGCAGAGGGTGAAGGTATTTCACTGTTGGGTTGACGTTGTGCAACCTGGGCAAGTACTCGAGATGGCTGATAAGATCATTATGCATAAAGTGGATTGGGTTAAGTTACGTATGCAAATTGCTAGAGCCTATAGGCCTACGGAGACGAAATGAATATACATACAATATCCACAATACGCAGAAACCGCGCAGCTATTGAACTGATTTTCGAAGCTGATAAGAACGGTGATACGGTTCAGTGCCGGTTTGGATCGCAAGGTGACTTTTATGACGTTGACGAGGTGAAAGAATAAGAGCGACATTTACACCACGCGAGAAGCTGCCCGAGTGAGGGTCTTGGTTAGTGTATTTCGCTGTATATCGACTTAGGGACTTTAACAAACTCCGCATTCTTCCAGCAATGTTCTTTGCCGTCAGAGAGTTTGTTAATGATATAGTTAAAAGACCCATCACTCGCAACTATAAACCCTATTGAGCAGCATATTTCTTCTAGTGAGGCCTTCTTGGATGATAGGGCTGATATCTCTATAACCAGGTCACCGTAGTACCATGTACGCATCTCATCAAACAATGTATCGTCCCTACCCCTAATTGCTGCAGACCATAATGCTATCGAACAACGATAGAGCGTAACAGCCAACCTTTCTTCATGGCTTATCTTCTTACATTCTGGCGGGTCCGGATCGTTCATCGTTTCTGCCTCTCTAACCTCTGCATTATCTCGCGTTTACGTTCATCGCTGTAGGTGTTCCAGTCACGCACCTCTTCGGCTGTACGGCCGCAGCCTCTGCAGATGGGATCGCCTAATGCCGTAGCGCTACAGATGCCGACGCAGGGTGTTAGAGGGCGGGATAGGACACTCATCGTTTCAACTCTTCGCACTGATCATACCGATAAAGGCCTTTTAACCCCTTTACCTTTTCCTGGGTCTTTATTATCCTCGGTAGATTTTTTATCTCGCGAACTGTCAAATTTGGCTTTACTATAAACCGGTCCTCTCGTTTATTCATTCATCGGCTCCTATCACATCTAATAGCCATTTGGAAAGTTGGAGAATATGCCTACGATCCAAAATTACTGCATTGAAGCTCTCGGCCCCATCTACACTTAGACCTATGCATTTTGAACCGTGACAACCACCTACTTCGATTGTCAGCTCTCCTATTTTAATTTTGTCTGGCGTAATAACATCTATTTTGTGTGGTATTGATACGACATTTCTTGCCGGCGCGAAACTGCAGATATACCGGCCAAGTTTCAGTAAGAACTTTTCACGTTTGTTCATGGTTCATCCTTTCTGGGATTGAGTTGTATGACTTGAGCAGGGGTAAAGGCGGCAGCTGTGCCTTCCTGTCGCAGCGTTAGGCCTTTGTATCCACGGAATTGCTTCACTGCATCAGCTAGACGATGTCGGCCATACTTGCAGCCTTTGCCGCGTACAGCTGAGGTAAATGCCGAGGTAAATGGACGCCTCATTAGCACGTTATCCTCACGATTACCTATCGCCCATTTTAAGTAGGCATCATAAATATCTGCAGATGAGACAACGTTATCCCCGCCAAGCGTGCAGGTCTCTTCAATAAATTCATTCAGAGGGCTGTACGCCTCAGCGATGTTGTGCGTCTCTACTTGGCTGGCCTGGGGCATCGTAAATCGACCGTTGGCGCTCAGCCTGGCTAGCCCTTGTAGCGACCATGCCCCTATGCCCTCAATCTCAGTCAACAACCGGCCGGTTAACAAGGTATCCTCTCTGCCTAGAAAACTGACATCAAAAGGCAGCACCATCATTCGTGAAGCCAGTGCGCCTGAGTCATCAAATAAATTCGGGATTTGATTAGCGGCAACGGCAACGCGGGTAGGCAATGTCGTGGACATAGTGGGTTTATATTTGCGGGCAAAAATCACTTTATCATCACCGCTAATACTCTTCAAACGCTCAATCACATTGTCGATAGCAAACCGATTAATGCGCTTGGCCGCATCGCCAATAAACATCACAGGCTTGTTGCGTAGGCTGTCCATAAACGGGTCTGAGTTGAATGCCAGTAGACTGCCCCCGCTAAAGTTTTGCGTGCCAACAACGTGTTCCAGTACCCGTCCTACGGTACCCTTACCACTGCGGGCAGGACCCAATAAGAATAGAACCTTATGGTGGATATAGCTGGATGACAACATATAGCCAAACCACTCCTGTAACAGGTCTACGCGTTCCTGATCCCCCTCGAATACCTCGTAAAGAAATGCCAGCCATTGGTTAGCTAATTTCGTAGGGTCGTAGCAATAGGGGAGGATATTGGTTGTAAAGTACTCCGGAGAGTGGGGCAGTAACTGACCGGTATATAGATCCAGCACCCCGTTATCAAACAGTATCAGGTTGCCGGGGATATCTGCACCGCAGCGTTTATTGATGTGCACCAGTTTAGTCAGGATGCTATAGGTGCCGTTGATGACGCTGTCCTGCGGTGCGCTGGGCAGCATATCCAGCATGAGCTGATGTGATACGTCATCATCCGGTGCTTCTTCCCAGGCCTTGCCGTTGTAGGCGTACCATAGCTGATCAGAGCGCACGAGGCTCCCATCCGGATAATGTGTGGCCACAAACTGTAGGGCATTTTCGGTATGGTTCTTGCCATACATGCCAGGAATTTTGCCATCAATGCGCGTTAAGCTGTCGAGCCTATCGGATATCTTTTTATCCAACACCCCCTCTGATTTGAGCGCTGCTTTGAGCGCCAGGGATAGCAGGTCACGTTGCAGCGCATTGCAGCCTGAGTTGTGAATAGCCTCTACAATGGCAACGGTTTGCCCAATGTCGGTCCCCGATTCGTGAATACGGGTAACCAGGGCATTAAATATCTCGACGGAGGCTGCACCCGCGCCGAAGGCTAATGCCGTGTCGATACCCGCAGGGGGCTGCCAGCCGGCCGCTATGGCGATATAAAATAGGGTGGCTATAGTGATGCCACCTTCTGGTTTAAACGACATAAAATCGCTGTACATCCTTTCACTGACGTAATTATGCGGACAGCCATCGGGCCAAAGCTCCCCGCTTGACCATTGATCGAAAATTGCATAGCCGGTTTGCTCATCATCATGGAACTGATGGCGCAGAGCTAAGCCTATTTTTAGCCACGTACCGCGCCCACAACCGGGATCGATATGCCGTAAGGCCTCAACGATGGAATCAACATCTTTATCGCCTACCGGCAGTGTCGTTTGTGCGGGAACATGAAAAACCTGCTCAAATACTGCACGGCAGGCATCAGGTAACCTGGGCAGAGAGCCGGGAAACGCAAAAGCAAACACGCCAAAGGCCAAGGGGGTATAACCCTCCCCCGTACAGACGTAGCCCTTACCCCCAACCCGGGTATCCAGGCCTCTAATGCCGGCAATGTCAGAATTTTGAATGACAGGCCAATCTACGCTAAACGCGTAGTGCTGTCCGCCATGCATGGTGGTCTGAATCATGGCCATATCCCATGGCAAAGCGCAACCCACCAGCTGTTCGACGTGTTCACGGGTGACGCCCTTATAAGTATCTAAGTCGATAACAACCGCGCCGAGAGGTACCGGTACGCCAATAACCGGTGAAGGCCAGGCGTTTTCTTCAGGGGGTCGTTGCGCGTAGATATTCCAGTCTTCACCCTTACGGACGGCGGGGCATTTATTGGCGTAACAAGGAAATACCGATATGCCAGCTGCATAGAGCTGGCTAGCGAGTTGCATCCAGCACACTCCGTTCAATGACATCTTCAAGGCTTTGACTGTAAATACGGATGCACTTACGACCTAGCCTTATGGCTTTAAGGTCTCCGCGTTCAATCATGTTGTAGATTTGCTTGCGGGTTACATTTAATCGTTCTGCAGCTTCTATAGGCTTTAGAAATTCGGACATCTATCCATTTCCTGTATTTAAGACATAGTAATCATAGACGCCGTTTTATACTATGTCAACCGTCACTCATGCGTCACACAGCTTTTCTACAGAACGTCACAAAGCTGAGGCGTTAATGAGGCAACATGACTTTGTGACGTTAGTGACGTTCTGGTGACGCTTCTGTGACGCTATGAAAAGGGCCTTTAGGCCTTACCGCATATAGCGTTGTGACGGTGTGACGTTCTATCTTTGTTAAAGTATATAAATATTAAAGTATATAAATAATAGGTAAAATATAATATATACATAACGTATAGACACTAGAACGTCACTAACGTCACAAATGTGAGCTACCTGGCTGTGAGACAGGCTGACTGCTGGGGGCTTTAACTCGAGAACAGACGAGTTACGAAATGGTACGTATCGTATCTAAATGCTGTGTGTCTGTAAGAAGAATATTCTTTGACGAGCAGGCTAAAAGGTTCTATATTCCATATACACTTATCGGCAAGAGAGCGTCAGAAATGCAAAACCAGACAAATGTCCTGCCTATGAATTTTGATTCTTATGATCTTTTCTGGACGCTCCCCGCCTCTGATCTGACCGAAAAACAAATAAAGGTTATTGCTATTAAGTTTGCCGTATTCTGTGCCAAGCGTGCGCTGCCTCTATTCGAGGTTAACCGGCCGAAAGATGACAGACCGCGTAAGGCTATCGGGGTAGCTGAGCTTTGGCTGTGTCGTAATGCACAAGGTTTTGTTGCAAAGTTGCGTAATTTACGGTGCAAGGGTCACCGTGATGACCCGTATTTAGCCGCTGACGCTGCTGCAGAGGCCATTGAGGCCCCTGCCGGAAAGGCTGCAGCCCAATCTGCAGGGTGGGCTGGAGATGCTGCACAGTCTGCTGTGAGTGGCAAAGTGAGTACTGTCATATGGTCTTCGATATGGGCAGCCGAATATGCTGATGATGCGGCGGCATTAGTTTTTGATGAAGGTGCTATGCGAACACGCATACGGCGTGATAACAAAAGGGTATGTGTTGAGTACTTAAGTAAACTCATACAGGAGGTTTAAGCATGTTAGGACCGACGTGTAAATACAAAGGTGATACATGCGAAATCTCTCAGGCATTATGGGCGCTTATACGTTCAGATCGAAGTGACGAACGTATTAAATATATCGCCGTTAAGTTTGCGGTGTTCTGTGCCAATGAACTGGCGCTACCGGTTTTTAAAGATGTGGAGCCTGGTGATTACCGCCCGCGAAAAGCTGTTGAAGCCGCAGAGCGTTGGCTGTCTGACGGTACCCGTCCTACTAAAAACGTAAGGGATGATGCGGTCATGGCGGCACAATGCGCTAAGACAGATCTGCCTGCCTGGTCAGCGGTTTCTGCGCTTATTGCTGCAACATCCTGGTCTGCTGATGCGGCTGTATCCGCTACCGTTTCTACGCTTTTGACTGCGATAGCCGCGCAGCCAACAGATGACAGAAACGCCGCCAAGGATAGATGCCAAGATTATTTAAACACGTTGTTGTGAACCAGAGGAGTACAGATCATGCATACATATTCTTCGAGATTATACCGGAAGACACGTATACCAGGGCATATGCTGCAAATTGCTGCAACGATCAGAGTCTTGATGTATCTGAGCGAGCGTTATACAGAGTTGTCAGCAACGCGACATGGCATTAGAGCGGTAGAGGCAATGGAGCATATTGAGGCGGGTTTTTGGGCGAGGCCTCACGCCTGCCAGGAAGTGACGCTGACAGCTCATATTTAATCACGTAACGAATGATGTGTAAGTGAGGTGGGTATGTATATTATTATAAAACATGCTCTGAATAGGGATTGGCCAGGTGGTTACCCTGGCTGTCCTGGAGCTATTTTTCTGGAGGGGGATATTGTTAGGTATGCAGAGGACCGGGAGGGACTGCTGAAGATAGAGCACATTGCTAAAAGTGTTTTAACGGGAGAGGAGTTTTGTATCGGCCGCTGTTACTCGGGAGACTATGAGGAGGCATATATAAAACAACTTATGCCTGCGTTAACGGGTGATTTAGAGTTATGGCGTGAGTCAGAATGCCTTAGGACGGGCACAGGTGCAATAACTAATGGAATTATGGCTGCAGTTGCGGGGATCATAGTGGTGCTCGCTGTATCTTATTTTTGTGTTGAGGTAATACCGTTATGAACGCAGAACAGCTAAAAGTTATGCTGGATATGCAGTTCCAAATGAATGCTAAGGTTGACCCTAAGTGGTTGAACAGTCGTTATCCATGGTGGCGTGCGATTTGGATTGAAGCCGCTGAGGGCGTTGAGCACCACGGCTATAAGTGGTGGAAGAAACAGACGCCCAATCTTCCACAGATCCAAATGGAAATTGTCGATATCTGGCACTTTGGTCTTTCTTTGGTCATACAAACCCGGGCTGACTTTGATGCGGGTGTAGAAGATATACACGCCAGTTTTACAGATGATCCTGAATTATATGATAGCAGCTTGGCTGATATTGCTAAGGCTATGGTAAGTTTTTGGCGAGGTGTCAGCATACCTATGCTTGATCAAGAGTGGGTAAAGGATAAGGTAATCGTTTTGGCATTTGAAAGAATAGCTATTGATGCCCTAACTTTGGGGACGATTTCAATCAGCGCTTTCGTCTATCTCCTAAAGTTTGCAGAGATGACGTCTGATGACCTTTTTGAAGCCTACATGGCAAAGAACGTTCTAAACTTTTTCCGCCAAGATAATGGGTACAAAGAGGGCACCTACACCAAGATTTGGAATGGCCGTGAGGACAATGAGTACCTGACGGACATTATGACTGAGTTGCGTGCAAGTGGCGTTTCGCCTGCTCACTGGAAGGATATAATCTATGATCGTTTGGACACCCTGTATAAAACACTGAGGTAATACCGTTATGAAGAATCCATTTAAAAAGCCATTATGTATTTATCATGCTAACTGTTCTGACGGCTTCGGTGCGGCCTGTATAGTCAACAAGGCAATACCAGATGGCGTTGAGCTTTACCCTGCCAGCCACGGTGACGCACCCCCTGATGTGACCGGCCGTAACGTCGTTATGGTGGACTTCTCATATCCTCGCCAGGAAATAACGGCTATGGCTAAGAAGTGTGAATATATGCTTATACTGGATCACCACAAAACGGCCGAGACAGCGTTAAAGGGAATTTTCGAGGATGATAAAATCGATGGCATGTTTGATATGGAGCGTTCAGGCTGCATGATGGCCTGGGAGTGGTTCTTTCCGGATCAAAAGGCGCCTGCACTGGTAGAGCATATACAGGACCGTGATCTATGGCGGTTTCATTTGCAAGGGACCGATGCAGTGATGGCTGCTGTCTTCTCTTACCCGCAGAACATCGGAACCTGGAGCGTCCTGATGCGCCCTGATGCGTTAGACGGTTTAAATCGAGATGGTGCCGCTATTCTTCGGGCACATAATAAGAACATAAAGGATGTTACCAATATTCCAACCCGTCGTATGAAGTTTCAAGGGTATGATGTACCTGTTGCTAACGTGCCTTTCTACATGGCATCTGATGTAGGGAATGCCTTAAGCCTTGATGAGTTCTTTGCTGGGACATATTACGACTCACTTGAAGGCCGCCACTTTAGCCTGCGTTCGCAATCAGGAGGTGCGGACGTATCACAGATAGCTGAAGAGTATGGTGGCGGTGGGCATGAACATGCCGCAGGCTTTCTTGCGAAGTTCGATGTCCTTCCAGAGAATGGTTGGCTGTAATGAGTATTTGGGTAGCACTTTATCTTCTTCTTATTCTGGGTATGGGTGGGGCATGTATTACACACTCAGAAGTCATTGTAATTTTAATCGGCATAGGGATGGGGTTGGTTGGGATTTTTGCTATTGTGATTCAAGTAGGAGGGTAGTGGGAGATGCTAACACTCGATGACAGCGTTCTGCACGACGTAGCCGACGAGGCTGATCCGACAGAGTGTGTGGCACTTATCATACAGATGGTCATTCTGATGAATGAGCTCAATGGTGACGGCCTGGCAGCCCCACAGGTGGGGGTATCAAAGCGCGTCATCGTGTTTAAGCATAATGGCCAGGATAGGGCTATGATTAACCCTCAGATAACGCGCAGGTACGGAGACAGGAAGGCAAAAGTAGAGAGCTGTTTATCCTTTTGGGGCCAGTCTGTTAAAGTGAGGAGAAAAGAGCGAATTGAGACTGTTTTTCTAGATACCAATGGGTACCAGCACGCTATACGCTATCGGGGTAGGGCAGCCCGTATTATACAACACGAAATCGATCATCTCGACGGGATAACGATCGTGTGACATAATACGGCCTTTAATATTAACCTAACTCAATGAGGCACCCCATGAAAACTTACTTTTTAACGACACTATTCGCTGTCCTGTCCCTTGTATTACCCTTACCGATCCTGGCGGGCTCTGCCCCTGATGGCGGCTGGGCTACCAGTTTGAATACCGAATGCACCACGCCCGAGAACGAATGGATCTGGTGTGATGACTTCGAAACTGACCGCAGCGCCGACTATGCTGACGGCACTGAGATGTACCACGATACCGCCAACACGCAAGGCATTAACGGCACGAAAGCCAATGCCTTTCACTTCATAACGACCGATGAAAATGGTGGCGATATTAAAATTGGCTTTGGTGATAATGCCCTGGGTGGTTTTGCCGATTGCTCTAGCTGTCTTGGTGGCAGTTATAATGAAATATATTGGCGTATGTTTGTTAAGGTCCCGCAGGCCTGGGCAGGTAACTCCGGCGAGAAGCTAAGCCGTGCTGTAGTGTTTAGTAATGGCAGTGACTGGACAGTATCATCGTACTTTCACGTTTGGGGGCCTTTAGATGATGGCGATGGCGATGGTAGTGGTGATGCCGCACACCTTAACATAGACCCTGTTAACTGCACTACAGGTAGTACTGTTCAATGCTCCGGATATAATAACTGGCCAAACATGGAATGGATAGCATACGGCGGTGAAGGTCTTAAAATTTCAAACCATGAGCCATTTATGCCTTCTGAGTTTAACGAGTATCAGTGCATCGAAGTCCATGCCAAGCTTAACACGCCAGGGCAGAGCGACGGTATACAGGAAGTGTGGATTAACGGCACCTTGTCGAATTCAAATACCGGCCTGAATATGCGCGATTCGTTTACAGGCAAAGGCATTAACGCAGTATTTTTCGAGAATTATTGGAACAGCAACAGTCCTGTAGACCAGACGCGTTACTTTGACAATCTGGTTGTCAGTACTGCGCCTATCGGATGTCCTGCAGCAGGTGGCGGACAACCCCCAGCCTTTGAGCCGAATCTGGATGCGATGAAAGCAGCAGCCGTTACGCTGGACACTAATGTTACAGCTGCGAAAGACGCCATTATTGCCATGGAGGTAGAAGTCGCTTCTGCGCTGCAAGGTGCAACTACCGTAGATGGTTTGTCTATCGCATTGGATACAGACGTCACTACGGTAAACACAATGGTTTTGGATACACAAGCGTTAATGGTATTGACAGATGGTGCTGCTGACCTCCTTGTTGCGACAGCTGACAGTGCTGACGCTACGGTCACAACTATTGATATTGACGCTGCTGCTGCGCTAGCTGCTGCTACCGCCTCACAGGCTGAAATAGCTACAGCGGATACTACAGCCGGCGTCTTTATGACTAACATACAGTCTACGAATGACAATGTACTCTCTATGCCGAAGTTGGTCACAGACTCTACGGCAGTATGGACAGCTGTTGACGGTCTAGAGACTGATGTCGCTACGGTAGTCAGCACTATGACCACTATCGACGGCACTCTAACAGGCATGGCGGCAGATACGTCGCTATTAAACACAAAAACTGACGCACTTAAGGTCAATACGCTGACGCATGCCGCCGACCTTGCTGCTATGGATACGCTAACGGTGGCTATGATAGCTGACGGTGTTCAGCTGTTATCGAAAACAGGCCAAGTGGTGACACATACTACCAACGTATCTACAGAGACTACTGCTTCTAGGGCTGATCTAGAAGCCTTGGAAGCAGAAGTCACTGCGCTAAAAGCCCTAATCGATGCGTTTAGCTGTGACGCTCCTTAAACTTTGAGGTAACAATAGGATGAATGAACTACTTTTATATTGGGTCTTGCCCAGCTTGGTTACACTGTTAATGCTAATAAGGTTAACAGCTATTGAGCACAAAACGTCTATTGCCGAGTTTACTAACGTTGAGTGGATTGCTTGCTCAGTATTCTCGGTTTTATATCCTATAGGGCTTTATATTGTCGTTTGGGATGGGATTGATCTGATATATAAGAAGTTTCCATGAGGTTTTTAAGTGTAGATCTTTGGGACGAATGGGTAGCTTCCAGGCCGGAAGTTGTTCGGGATCTTTGCCAGCGTTTTCCAGGCTACAATCTGTACCGTTTAAAACCAACAGATCAGATAGTACAAATGGTCGGTTACCATGAGAACGGAACGATGAAAGTCTATGTGTTAGAGGAGCATAACGCAATAACTAGTGGCTATTGCGTTTTTGGTATTTTCCCAGAAGATTTGATGGTATACGATTTTTGTCCAACGAGGAGACAGCATGAATGAGCTACTTTTATACTGGGCTTTACCCAGTGCGGTTACATTGTTAATGGTGATAAGGCTAGTGGCTTTTGAACAGAAAACAACTGTTGCTGAGTTTGATAAGATTGAGTGGTTTACCTGTTTGACGGCTTCGGTTCTTTATCCCATAGGGTTTACTATTCTTGTTTGTGATGTGGCTACTATTATGTCCAGAGAGGGGTCTTGATAGTATGTTACTAGATGTAAATAAGTGGGATAAATGGGTAGCCACCAGGTCTGAAGTCGTCCAGGATCTTTGCCATCGGTTTCCACCGTACAGCTTGTATCAGTTAACTTTTTCTTCGTTTGAGATATCAGGGATTGTAGTAGAGTTAATGGGTTACTCAGGAGACGGGAGTATGGAAGGCAAGGTAGTAGATAGAGATGAGGAATTTCCACATGGGTGTACAATCTCTGGTATTCATCCAGAGCACCTATTGCCCTACGAAAGGCCGTCAGTAAGAGGGAGTTACTAACGATGGGTTGGGAGATGGAGACAAGAACCGACCCAGTGGCCAGGAAGGATTACCATTGTCAGGCTTCAGACTGGATATGTGAGTCAGGCAGAGATGAGAGCGAGTACGAAGTGAAAGATTGGGCTACCATCAAGAAGGCGAAAAGCGAAGATTGGAAGATCCTCAAAGGCACAAAATATGTAAAGGTTTCTGGCAAGTATGATGGGGACTTTGCTACCTTTCGAGCGAGAGAGGACCTTGAAGATATTTGCCAACGATACGAAATATACTCTTATGACTGAGGTGCAACATGCAAAAAGTTAATGAACAACTGGACTTTCCAATTGATACACCTTCAGATGCGGAGTTGCGTCGTTGTCATGAGGCTTTAGCTAAGGAGGTACGACCTCCGGTATTTTTCGAGAATACACCTGGGCGCGGACGTAAGTGTGGGAAAGGCAAGAGACGGAAGGATTATCAACATTGATGGGCAATAAGGCTAAAAGGCATAGACGCAGAAAGTTCAAGCTTAAAGCGATGCAGCGTGCGAAGATGCAGCGAAAAATTGAGGCTAAGGCTGGGGGTAAAGCAGATAGTGAGGGTAACTTGCATCGCGTAAGTTAGGAGTGAAATGAAGCCAGTCACCATTTTATGCTGGTTTGTGTTAACATTGGGCACAAGCCCCACAGCCTATGGAATTGTTGCGATGTATGACAAGCAAATAGAAGCTGCCAGCAACATGTACTTACCCGGGCTGGATTGGCGTTTGTATAAGGCGCAATTGATTGCTGAATCTAATCTAAACCCTGATGCCGTATCCCCTGTAGGGGCTAAAGGCATTGCACAGTTTATGCCGGGTACCTGGTATGATGTCGCATTAGAATTAAACTTCCCCCCAAAGGCGCTACCCACAGACCCTGAATATGCCATACCTGCAGGCGCTTATTACATGAGCAAGCAATTTAAAAGCTGGACTGCCCCTAGGCCAGATGTAGACCGTTTCTGCCTGGCATTGGCCAGTTATAATGCCGGCTTTGGGAACCTTTTAAAAGCGCAGCATAAAGCCGGTGGGGCGAATGAGTATAATGTTATTATCGCTGCATTACCCCAAGTTACCGGTCGTCATGCAGTGGAGACTGCGACATACGTTTGGCGTATTCTTCGTATTTTTTCTGGATTAGTTACGGGATGATGTTATGCCTGCTAAGTTCCAGCAGCATCTGCAAACAGGTATTTCTACCATAGCAACGGCTGTTTTACTGTGGGTAGGGGTCTCATTGAGCTATTTGCAGCAAGGCGCTGCAGAGGTAAAAGTCGAACTGGAGTACATCAAAACCAATCTCGAGGACATTAAAGAGACCAGTGATCAAGCCTACCCACTGTCCCAGGCAATGCAGGATCGAAAGGATATAAAGGATCTTGAAGCACGTGTTCGTATGCTAGAGGTACGGGGAGGCGTGACAAAGGCTCATGAGCTATATTCAGGGTATGAAGTAAACCACCGGTGATATTTTGTCTGATCTAAGAGAATTGAATTCTGATCAACTTGATTTATTTAGAAAACTACCAGATTTTGAAAAAGCCCTAGCAATAGCTTTGTTATCAGGTCTGGGGTCTGTGCAGGCCTTTCGACAGGCAAACCCCGCAAGTACAACCCCCAATGTAAATGCCCGTGTTATCGTCAGCAGAACCCGGGCAAAGCCTGAATTTATGGCGTTTATGGATGCTGTACAGCTGGGTATGGCCAGTATCGCTATTATGGACTTTGAAGAGGCTATGGAGAAGTTAACGGTCATTGCCCGCGCCAATCTAGATGAGATGATTACCTATCGCACGGTAGTATTGGGTCAAGATGTTAAAGGTAATGATATTGAGCAGTCTGTCTGGAAGTTCAATGATTCGTTAACGCAACTGCCTGGCAACATGGAAGCTATCTCTGAATTAAAGTCGGGTGCCAATGGCCTATCGATCAAGCTGTATTCAGCGCCTAATGCTATTGCGCAGATGGCTGTTATGCGCGGATGGAATATGGCCGCCAAAGTTGATCTTAAAAGCTCTGACGGCAGCATGACGCCTAAGCCTGCTGTTACAATAGACACCTCTAAACTATCCAATGAAGCCCTTCTTGAGATAGCCAGTTTGTACTATGCCCCTAAAGATAACGAATGAGGACGTATTAGCTGCAGAGCGTGAGGCTTGTAGCCGTTCTCTCGTGTATTTTATTAAACGTGCTTGGTCATCTGTTGAGCCTGTAACACCCTATGTTCATGGGTGGCATATTGAGGCATTGGCGGAACACTTAGAGGCTGTTACACGCGACGAATTAAATAGGCTTTTCATCGCTGTGCCCCCCGGCATGATGAAGTCCTTAATGGTGACCGTATTTTGGCCAGCTTGGGAATGGGGCCCAAAGCAATTAGCAAACTATCGGTATGTTGGCTGTTCCCATGATCTACGTCATGCAGAGCGTGATAACGTGCGTATGCGCAGACTGGTTCAATCTGATTGGTACCAGGGTCTGTGGGGTAATGACGTTATCTTGACGGGGGATCAAAACGCAAAACTTAAATTCGAGAACACGATGACCGGTTTCCGTGAGTGCTGCGCCTTTACCAGCCTTACAGGTTCTAGGGGTCATCGTGTTTTGATGGATGACGTTTTAAGTATAAAAGCAGCCAGATACTCTAGGCAACGTGAAGCGGTAAATGAGATTTTTCTTGAGTCTGTTCCATTACGACTTGATAGCCCTATACTATCCGCCATTATCAACATACAGCAACGGTTGCATCCTGAAGACACTATCGGTATTTCTATTGCTAAAGAACTGGGGTATGAGGGCCTAGTATTGCCGATGGAATTTGAAAGGGCTACCCGATGTCACACAAAAATCGGTTTTAAAGATCCCCGCACTAAAGAGAATGAGCTACTGTTTCCTGAGCGTTTTCCGCGTGAGGTGGTAGATCGTGACAAGGTACCTTTAGGCAGTTGGGGGGTAGCCAGCCAGTTTCAACAACGCCCTGTACCTCGCGGCGGAGGTATGTTTCATCCAGACTGGTTCGAAGTAGTGGATGCGGCACCGGCTAACATTCAATGGGTGCGCGGCTGGGATTTAGCCGCCACTGAGAAGGGGCAAGGCCAGGACCCCGCATATACTGCAGGCGTTAAACTTGGTATCGATAGCAACGACGTGTACTATATCCAAAACGTTGTGCGTGGCCAGTTATCCCCAGGTAAGGTTGAGAAATTAATAAAGAATACCGCAACACAGGACGGGTATACCATCCCTGTTGACCTTCCTCAAGACCCAGGACAATCAGGTAAATCACAAATTCGAACATACGTTAAGTTATTGAAAGGCTTCACGATTAAGTGGAGTACAGAGACCGGTAGTAAGGAGGCACGCGCAGACCCGGTTGCGTCACAGGCTGAAGCGGGTAATATCAAGTTAGTCAGAGGGCCATGGAATGAAGCTTTTTTGGAAGAAATAGGGCTGTTTCCGAATGGTAAATTCAAGGACCAGGTTGATGCGTTAAGCCGTGCATTTGCTCGATTAGTTAGACCGGTAGCCAATAACGAGTTTGCAGGTCCTATTGTGGTAACAGGAAGCTGAAGTTATGCGCCATAATCATAAACTTATCCCTGGTCCTCAGCGTAATAAACCCAGCAAAGAGGCAGGTGTTTCGGGTACGCCTATCTTTGGTGGGTATATCGATGATGGCGAAAAGAACCCGAAACTAACTAATGATAATCGATACCGAACAGCTGCTGATATACTGGCTAATATCTCAGTGGTGGCGGCCAGTGTCCGATATTTTCTTAATTTACTTGCCAATCCTAAATGGACAGTGGCTCCCTCAGATGAAGACAATCCTGCAGCTGTTGAGGCTGCAAAGTTCGTAGAGGATGTTATTGATAACCTTACCGATAGTTGGACGCGTATCATACGTCGTTCAGGCATGTATAAATTTCACGGGTTCAGTATACAAGAGTGGACGTCCATCCGTCGTAAGGATGGACGTACAGGTTATGCCAGCGTGGAGTCAAGGCCACAGCATACGATAGAAAGATGGGAAACTGAGGAAAACGGGACAGTATGGGCTGTATGGCAACGTTCGCCACAAACCAGTGAAGAGTTGTTGATAGAGCGTTGGAAGTTCGTATATATGGTGGATGATACCCTAACTGATAGCCCTGAGGGGATGGGATGGTTTCGTCATCTTGCAGAGCCCTCATTTCGGCTTAAGGATTATTTAACCTTAGAGAAAGTGGGCTTTGAGCGTGACTTAGCGGGAGTGCCTATTGGCAAGGCCCCCATTACTGGATTGAATCGCGCTGTAAAGGCAGGAACGATGTCTAAAGCTGATGCCAATACGATGCTTGATGGTCTCAAGAATTTCGTCAAGTTGGAGATTAAGAAAGAGAATACAGGCATGGTGCTTGATTCTCAGCCATTTGAAAATCAGACAGCAGATGGCGCAACAGCCTCCGGTGTGAATCAATGGGGCATTGAGCTATTAACGGGTGACCCAGGCAGCATTGCAGAGCTTGGTGCTGCTATTCAACGCATTAACGTAGAGATGGCGCGTATTGTTGGTACCGAGAATATTTTTACTGGATCAGATGGTAGCGGGTCTTTAGCCCTATCTAAGGATAAATCGACTAACTTGTATCTAAACGTAAACTCTACACTCGATGAGATGGCAGAGCAGTATACGAAAGACTTTATTGGCCCGTTGTGGATGCTTAATGGCTTTGACCCAGACATACGGCCTAAGTTCGTAACAGAAGACGTTTCGTTTAAAGATGCTGAGCAGATATCGCTAGCCTTGCGAGATATGGCTTCTGCCGGTGCAGTGTTAGATACTGACGATCCGGCAATTAATGATTTGCGCGATATGCTAGGTATCCCGCGCCAAGAACGACCACAAGTATGAGGAGAACTAGCATGAAGTATAGGGTTATATACGTCGATATTGACGGCACACTACTGTTTTGGCCGGGTAAAAGTAAGGGCACGCCACCAAAGAAAAACGAAGAGGGATATGGCTTAAAGCCAGAAGTAAACCGACCATTGGTGGCCGCCCTAAAGGCGTGGCATAAAGATAAAAGGTTCCTAGCCTTTTGGTCGCGAGGCGGTGCGGAACATTGCCGAAATACCGCTAAATTGTGCGGTCTAAGCCCCGATGCCTGCCTGCCAAAACCCTATGCGTGTTTTGATGATGCGCCTAGATCCGTAACCGCCGGGGACAGGAAAGGATTTTTAGTTATAGACCCGAATTCATTCCATTGGTAGCGGGTATGACCGGTACGACCTGGGCAATTATAGCATGCGGTTCCAGTGTACAGGCTTCAGATATTAACCAACTTGAGGGTAGGGCACGGGTGATCGTTGTTAATGACAGTTGGCGTCTTTGCCCGTGGGCTGACGTGCTTTATGCCGCTGATCAACGTTGGTGGAAACATCATCAATACGTGCTAACCTTTAAAGGGGAGAGATGGACGCAGCAACAGGGAACCGTAGATTGGCCTGAAGAGGCCAAACTGGCAGGAATACAGGTCATACACAGCGTTAACAATCCAGGCATTTCCTTTGATCCACAACAGATACATACCGGTATGAATAGCGGCTTTCAGGCGCTTAACCTAGCAGTGCTGTGGGGCGCTACGCGTATCTTGCTGTTGGGTGTAGACATGGCAATATTAGACGGCAAGCGCCACTGGTTCGGGGACCATCCGAGAGGGCTTCACAGAAACAGCCCGTATGCTAGCTTCAGTAAAGCATTTATTTTAGCCGCGCCACAACTCAAGCGGGCGGGGATAGAAGTTATAAATTGCTCCCTTCGATCTACTCTTAATTGCTTTCCAAAAATGACCATAGCTGAGACCCTTGCATGAAGGTTGCCAACATCTTGCTACACCATTCACCGCACTATCGTTTACAGGTTTTTACAGCAGGGCTCCAGACTCACGGGTATCGTGTAGTCAAAGATCGTAACACTCAACCTGATGCTGACGATCTGTTGTTGATTTGGAATAGAAGTCCAGGTGATGAGCGGATTGCTAAAAAATATGAGGCAGCGGGTGCCACAATCCTGGTGACTGAGAACGGGTATATCGGCAAGACTAAAGCGTTGGCTAAAACACATCATGCCGGCGCCGGCGAGTGGTATGTCGGAGAGCACGACCGATGGGCCGAAACCGGTATACCGGTATCACCCTGGCGTGAAGACGGTGATCACCTACTTATTTTACCCCAGCGCAGTATCGGTGAGATAGGCGTTGCTATGCCTCGTAACTGGGAGCTTCTGATACTTAACCGTTTAAAGCGTATAACCAACCGCCCCCTTCACATACGCAAGCATCCTGGAAAGAATCCGACAAAGCCACTAGAAGACGATTTACGTAATGCCTGGGCAGCGGTAACCTGGGCAAGCGGGGCAGGCATTAAAGCGATATGTGCCGGCATTCCCGTGTTCCATGATCTTAAAGATTGGATTGGGGCGCCGGCCGCAACCTGTACTTATGATATCGAGAATCCTTACCTTGGGGACCGTTCGGCTATGCTACATCGGTTAGCGTGGGCGCAATGGACCTGGGAGGAAATAGCGGATGGGACAGCCTTTAAACGGCTACTGTAAGAGGTGTGATATGCCAGCTGTAGAGATATATGAAGCTCTTGTTCTAAAAGAAGAATGGGAGAAAGTAAAGAAAGGGGACAAAGAGGCTATAACTAAAATGCGTGCTGAATTTGACGGAATGGAACTGTATTTCCATATTCTATCATGGGATGTGCTTAGAAAAGATACGGAGAGTGTATCTCTATCTGAGCTATGTGATAAACGTATTATCGAAACGGTAACACTGACGGCGTACAGTGAATCCTGATGGCTACTGTAGACGTATTTTTTGCAGGGGGAAACAGGCGGTCACGGACTATAGCCGATGCCGCGTATAAGGGCCTGCGGGCTGTGGGGGATAAGCCGCGTATATTGGATTCCACTTTGTATAACGGTGTACGCAGTGATTATGCTGTATTCTATGGGTTGGCTTGTGGCCTAGATAAAATATTCGAAGACTATAAAGCTAATGCAACGGCGATTTATGTCGATTTGGGCTACTGGCGACGTCGTATTAGCTCTCGCTACGACGGCTATCATAAAATGTCTATAAACTCCCGTCATCCTACCGCATACTTTCAGAACCATAAGCATGATCCTCAGCGGTTCAAAGACCTAAGGCTGTCCGTCAAGCCCTGGAAAGAAACGGGTGAAGTCATTTTAATAGCGGGTATGTCTCAAAAGGCGGCCAGGGCTGAGGGGTTAAATCACCAGGCCTGGGAGCGGGCAGCGTTAGCATCCATACAAGCTAAGAGTAAGCGTCTTGTTATATACCGTCCTAAGCCCAACTGTATGCGGTCATACCCCCTGCAGGGTGCACGGTTCGACAAAAAGACGCCTTTGGCTGCCATGTTTAGTAATTGCCATGCTTTAGTAACAAGGCAGTCTAATACGGCGGTAGATGCTTTGCTTGCCGGCATACCCGTTTTTTGTGAGTTGGGCCCTGCCTCAGTCATGGGACAAAGTGACTTAAGTAAGATCGAGTCGCCGATTTATCCGGAAGACAGACAGCGATTTGTTGAAGATATTGCTTGGTGCCAGTTTAAAACAGCTGAGATCGCCGCAGGGTTGCCTTTCCGTCACTTTAAAGAAGAGGGTCTAATACCGTGAAGATTGCATTTTTCTCGTCTGATAAACCCCGAGAGCGCCAACTAGCGGCGGCATTTGCCAGGGGCGCACAACGTTTTAAGCATAAAGTATATATATTACGGGTGGGTGATACAGGCTACGATAAAGATTTCGATTTAGCGTGTATGGTGGGCGTAAAATCCAGGATCTTATGGCAGCAAATGCGTGTACTGGGTATACCGACGATGATGTTTGATAAAGGGTATAGCCGGCAAAAAGTGGGGGGTGGGTGGCTGTATTGGCGTATTGCTTATGATAGTCACCAGCCAACACCCCACACGTTGAACCGCCCATATAGTGACGATAGATTTAAACGGTTAAAGCTGCCTGTGTGCCCGTGGCGTGAAAAAGGCAAGCACATCCTGATAGCAGGCTCCAGTGAAAAATATCAACAGTTTTACGGGCTACCTAACCCCACAGAGTATGCAAAGGGCTTGGTACGTAAGTTACGCCAAGATACTAGTAGACCTATCATTTATCGGCCTAAGCCAAGTTGGAGAGCAGCCGTACCTGTTGCAGGTACAGAGTTTTCGAAAAGTAGGTCATTGCTCGCTGATTTAGAGAACTGTCATGCTGTTGTTACCCATGGCTCTAATGTGTGTTATGAGGCGGCGCTTTATGGAATACCCAGCGTGATTACAGGTCAAGCGGTTATGAAGTCCGTATCGTCTACCGAACTGAGTGACATTGAGCATCCGCTAATGGGAGAGAGATGGGGGGTCTTTAGGGCGCTAGCCTACCACCAATGGACGTTGAAGGAGATGGCCCGGGGTACCATGTTCAATACCGTTAAGGATTGGCTATGAGAGTACGCATTATTGGTGCGGGCTTCTACGGTTGTCACATCGCTACAACGCTCATCGATGATGGACATGACGTGAGTATTGTTGAAGTAAAGAAAGATCTTTTCAGAGGTGCGTCGGGGAAGATACCCGCCCGTTTGCACCAGGGCTTTCACTACCCCCGGTCAAAGGCTACACGGGATGCTTGTCGGGCTCATCTACCGGAGTTTATGGAAATATACGGTCGCTTTACTGAGTCAGTGCCAAACAATATTTACGCCATTGCCGAAGGTGGCAGTCTTGTGGATTTCCCGCAGTACGTAGACAGTTTGAGTGGTGAGGTCCCATTTGAGATAATAGACCCCAGGTCATATGGGTTAAGGAATGTTGAGGGTGCAGTGCTAACAGATGAAAGGCACATAATTATTGATGAGGTCAAGGCATTTTTTCGAGAAAGACTGCATAAACATATAAAGTATGGTCACAAGCTTGTAGATCCTGGTGGCCGTGATTTTGATTTAACTGTAGATGCTACATTTTGTACCTACGATAACACATTTGTAGATCGATATGAGCCTTGCGTTGTTGGATTGTTAAAGGGTCAAACGGATACAGCTATAACGATCATGGATGGCCCTTTCAGCAGTTTATACCCCTGGAATGAAGGCAGAAACTTATGCAGCATATCCAGTGCTAAATGGACCCCTTTATCGAAGCAGTGTAGAACCTGGAGCGAAGCCAGGGCAATATTGCGGGAGCTAACATGTCGCGAGATGACAAAACGTGTTGAGGAGATGATGGAGGATTTAGCGCGTTACTATCCGGGAATTCATAGCTATGACATGCTAGATGTTATGACGTCTGTAAGGGCAATGCCTTTTTCTGGTGCTGATACACGCTTAGTGAATATCGTGGATGTCAGTGAGCGTATCGTTCGCATCCAGGCGGGAAAGATTGACGCTGTTATTCATGCGGCAAAACTTATACAGCAAAGGTTGGAGGCGTTATGAAACTGGGTATAACCGGAGTTAGGAGTGCTATTACACAGGCCTTTATACCCTTATATGATGCTAATCCATCTCGTCGGGCAACGTGGTATTCACGCGCTATTCAGGATATGCCTTTAGATCTGGACGATTACTTACTATGTGCGGGGGTCTTACATGGCAAGCGTATTGGTGAGATGACAGGCTTAGAGCTCTCTGAAACGATGAGTGTTAATTTTGCCAGCATTGCCTCGTTTTGTGACCGGCTATTTGACTATAATGATAAAGCCAGGGTATGCGTTATAGGCTCTCAGTCAGGTGTTAATGGATCTTATGATATGGCCTATGCTGGCGCCAAGGCAGCGTTGCATTTATACGTTGAGACTAAAGCCCTATCCACCATCCAGCAACATTTAGTTTGTGTAGCACCAACAATTATCGAAGATGCAGGTATGACACAACGTCGGGGAGATTTAAAGGCCAAATTGGCTGAGGGCAAATGCCGCCGTCTTAGACGATGGCTGAAGGCGGAAGAGGTTGCGCGTATAGCTTTATTTGCACTTAAAGAGCCGGCATTATGCAATACAGTGATTAACGCCTCGGGGGGCAACTGGTGATAGGACAAAAGGAAGTCCAGCGTATTGAGGCACAACGCGTGCACGCCATAATGGCGACCGGTTACGTGCCGTGTAACAGCGGTGTGGCGATTGACGGGGGAGCGCATATTGGGTCCTGGACTGTTGTGCTATCAGAATATTTTGATGAGATCTATGCCTTTGAGCCTTGTGAAAAGAGTTTTAGCATGCTGCTCAGAAATGTTGCCCTTGAATGTAATCCATTATGCCAAGTAAACACCCGGCGTAGAGCTTTAGTGGACGGTCCCTGTACAGTTGATGTCGTACAGCCCCGCCCCAAGCGTAGGGCGCTGACCGCCCGCCAAATCCGCATGGGCGGTACCGAGGTACAGGGCGTGGCAATTGACAGTCTGAATCTGTCCGGGTGTGACCTAATTAAACTCGATTTAGAGGGGGCCGAAGGTTTAGCTTTAGATGGGGCATACAGAACCATAAATAAATTCAAACCCTTTTTAGTACTCGAGTTTAACAATTTAGCATCTCAATTTGGCTATACAGAGGCGGGTATCACAAAGGCTTTGCTGTCACATGGCTATGTTGAAGTGTGGCGGGAAGACGTTGATAGAGGGTTCGCATGCAAGCGCAAACAGTAATTGTGACGGGCTTTTCGGCTAAAGGTTATGACGAGTATGGACGTCGTTTTCTGCAGACTTTTGAACAATATAATAATGGGTATCCTTTACACGTTTACACGGAAGATATACCACTGATAGGGGGTTTTGCTGCTGATGTAAAACAATATTCACAAAGCGATATCCCAGGTTTAGACAATTTCTTAGCATCATCAGTGGGCGTCCCTGTTCAGAAGGGCAAAGAGAATAACGGGCATTGGCGGCCAAAAGAGATTAAAGCCGGCTATTCGTACCGTTTTGACGCTTACAAGTTCTGCAAGATGGTTTACACAATGCAGGCTGCCGCGCAGCGTATCGGCAATGGGTATATGGTGTGGCTTGACGGTGACACGGTTATTCGTCAGGCTATCCCTAAAGACCTAGTCAAAAAGTCATTGTCAGATAATAGCGACTTTGCTTATTTAGGCCGTGAGCCAAAGCACACTGAAACCGGATACTTGGTTTTCAAACTGCCTGAGGCAATGCCGTTACTGGACAGATGGGTTGAGTTTTATAGGAGCAGATCTTTCTTAATGCAGAATGAGTGGCACTCCGCTTATCTATTTGATCGCGCTCGTGAACTTCGCCCAGAGATAAAAGGCCACAACCTGACGCCGGGTGGTCGCGGCCATGTGATTCATAAGTGTTGGGTGGGCGATATTTTTGATCATCAGAAGGGCGCTCGCAAAGGTATGGCAAAGAGTCCAGAGGCTAAGTAATGTTACAAGTGTTTATTGGATATGATGCCAGGGAATATGAAGCCTTTGACGTTGCACGTAAATCATTAGCCATGCATAACTATAATTATAACTATCTGTATTACAGCTCTGTCAATAAAATTTGCATAAGGGATTGTCGTAAAGAAGGGTTATATTACCGACCAACCTCTATGCGAGATGGACAGCTATACGATGATATATCGCAGGCTCCGATGGCAACAGAGTTTGCCTTGACACGCTTTTTGGTGCCGGAGCTGGCAGGTGATTCAGATGATCGATGGGCATTGTTCATGGATTGTGACGTATTGGTTCGCTGTGACATCCTGGATATCATGAAACACGCGGACAGCAAATATGCTGTGATGTGTGTGAAGCATGATATTGACCATGGTACAGGGACTAAAATGCGTGGTTACAAACAGACACAATATGCACGTAAAAATTGGTCTTCAGTTATGCTGTGGAATCTGGATCATCCCGCCAATAAACGCTTAACAGTCGAGCATGTCAACACTTGCAAGGGCCTTTGGTTACACCAGTTATCCTGGCTAGAAGACCATGAAATAGGAAAGCTACCCTACGAGTGGAACCATTTGGTGGGGTTGTTGCCAGAAAACGAAAATGCTAAAATCGTGCATTATACGCTGGGCACCCCCAATTTGGCGGGGTATGAGGATTGCGAGTACTCGAATGAATGGAAAGTTGAATTTAAGCGTTTTTAGTGGGGATACACCATGGCCAGTACTGTTAAGCATCAGCCTAGTACTTCTGAATACATCTTAGTGATCAGCGGCACAACGAATGAATTCCTGCTCCAAAACGTCAGCACAGGTAATACGGCAGTGTATATCGTGTGGGCGGCAGCTCTGCCTGTCGGCAGCACTATAGGGCATCTATTACGACCAGGTGACGGGTTAACGCGTAACAGCTTAACAGGACAAGTTTTTGCTCGTGCCCTTACCGCTGACGCTATTGTTGCTGCGACAGAGGAATAGTGTCATGGCCAGGAGAAAGGAACGTAGAGGTTTTAGGCTGGTTAATGCTGTAGGCGGCACGGCTGCCGGTGGCGGTGGTGTGGATGGTATCTTAGAGGGTGGCGCCGATAACTTCGAATCACCTGCCGTCAATAATTCTACCACACGTGGTACCACTTTAACGGCAGGATCTGCGAACACTAAAGGGTCGTTTGTAGAGTTAGATGCCTCTACGGCTTTCGCCGCTATAGGTGTTATTGTTTACGCTCAAGACTTTAGCGCTAGCAATCAAAGGCATCTTATAGACATAGCTACCGGTGCGGCTGCCAGTGAGACGGTTGTTATTCCTAATGTCTTTTATGGTTCTCCCTCAACTTCGTCAGCCAGTCACCCTGCCCCCGTATTTTTGCCCATTGCCGTTGCCGCCGGGGCACGCATATCTGCCCGCACTCAGTCGGAGGACGGGTCGGCCACAATTGATGTCAGCATAACGTTGGTAGGCAGTACAACGAGCACAGCTACACCCTCTGCACTTATTCGTGACTACGGTCCTGATACCTCAACAACATTACTGCCAAGTAGAGACTTTGGTTCTGCAGGGTCGGAGACGGTACACGTTAAATCTGCGTGGACAGAAATAACTGCAGCGACTACTGCAGCACATGAGTTTATTGCAATCGTATTCGGTGGGTTTAATAACGGTTCAGCGACACGCCAGTTTCTCGTAGATATTGGAACTGGGGGTGCTGGGAGTGAGGTTGTATTGCTCCCAGACATGCTTGTTAGCGTGGATCACGCAACAGACAGAATTACTGCCTATGTAGGACCGTTGCCTGTGACTATCGCCTCAGGCACCCGTCTGTCTTTTAGGGCACAAGCTGACAACGTAGAGACATCATTTAATATTATAGATGTCGCCGTTTACGGGTTGTAAATATGAAAAATTATGAATTAGCATTGATTTGTAAAGACGCATATAAATTCAGTACTTTTTCTAAATGCGATGTAGAAGTGTTGGTTAAGTATTACGATAATTTATGTGTTATTGCTGTGCGGGGGACTGAGGCCCGTGATCTATGGACACAACGCGATAACTTTCGATGGCGTGACATGCTTAAGCGTAAGCAATGGAAGAACTGGTTTGGCGGCATAACGGATATAGCCAGAGACTTAATGGCCTGGCCTAAATATTCGCCAGAGCTCAATGCTTACTTTCACGCGGGGTTCTTAAAAGGTGCAGAGCATGCCCGTGACGAGATTCTATCCGGAAAGTACGATATTACAAAGCTCACACCGCTGATTATCACCGGACACAGTCTAGGGGGTGGAATAGCTCTGCCTTTGGCCTTGTTGCTGAAAAAGGAACGTGCAGAGGTGCAATCATGCGTGGTATTTGGCTGCCCCCGGGCTGTCCGCAAAAACTCAGAATTTGTTTTTAAAGACCTGCACGTGGCAAGCTATCGTTATGGTAATGATTTCGTAACTACTGTACCTAAAAGAGGTTGGGGATACAGTCACCCCGTGCCTTTACTTCAATTAGGCAATAGTACCGGCAGAAAGCCGAATTGGAGTGATCATTCTATTGACCTGTACATATCGGCATTAAAACCAAAGAGTAAATGATATGGCTACAGTAACAATCGGCAGTACTGAATATACAGTATACTCAGACGTAGCCACGGCAAATACCTATTTTAACGGCTCTACTCAGTTCACAGACTGGGACCCGTTTACTGATGACGAGAAGTCACGCGGCCTTGTGTCATCTACTCGCTTAATTGAAAGACAGCAATGGCTGGGTGAAGTTGAAGTCGAGGGACAAGCCCTTGCTTTTCCCCGTACAGGCTTAAACGATTGCCAGGGTGATACAGTAACTGCTGCTGAGTCCCTGGTTATAGCTACCGAAGCCAGCCAGCTTCTTGCGCTTGATATTTTAGAGGGTGATGATGTTGAAACAAACATCTCTACTGAAGACTTAACTAAACGTTTAAAAGCCGGCTCTGTTGAGATTGAGAATTTTAGGGCGCAACTGGGAACAAGCACACGTTTTTCTCTCGATGTTATGGAATTGATAGGTTGTTTTCTGGCAGGCAGTTCTGCCATAGCCGGCAGCATTTCCACTGGTACCGACGGTGAAGCGCTTGATGATGACCTTTCTTTAAATCGGGGTTTTTAATGCGCGTAGCTCTAGTACTTGGCGGGGCGGACACACTGCAGGATGACTTAAAAAGAGCATGCGCAATGTGCTCTCCGGATACGCTGATTGCAACCAATAACGCGGGCCGAGATCTATCTGGAGTGTTACCTCACTGGGTAACATTGCACACCGAAAAAATGCCTATTTGGATGGCAGAACGTAAAGCAGCTGGACACCCTGACGCTGAACAATTCTGGACTTCGAATACTAAAACCATACCCGTTGAGCATGAAGGTTTATACAACCACGTGCCGACCTGGGACGGGTCCTCAGGGTTGTTGGCTATTACAGTGGCATTACATCTAGGGTATGAACGGGTAATACTGTGCGGTGTGCCTATGGATAAAAAGGCTAACCATTATGATGATGATCAGCCCTGGATGGATGCGCCACGCTATCGTGCTGCATGGACACGCCACCTGTCAGAAATGAAAGGTAAAGTTAAGAGCTTTACGGGCTGGACTTCTCTTATATTAGGTGAACCGACGCAGGCATGGGTAAATGGCCAAGAGTCAAAAGCAAATACTAATTGATCAACTGAGCAAAGAGGAGCGCCAGATTCGCGAGGCGTTCTTACTGTTTATTGAAACTGTTAATTCCGATACCGTAATCAAGCAGATAAATGCTTTTCTTACGGCTGGAGATATTAACGGGGCATTAAACATAGTTGACACGCATGTCATTCGAATGTCGACGGTACTCCCCCGTGTGTTTCAGGACGTAGGCCAGGCGGAAACCGCCTCATTAGCTGCTGGGTTAGGTGCGGCAGGTGTTGGGGTATCATTCGATCCGACAGACATACAATCCGCTAACTTAATGCGTAACAGCCGCTTAGAGTTCATTCGTGAAACAACTGAGGCCCAGCGTGCTGCAACACGTCAGGCCTTAACGCGGGCATTTGAGACCGGTCAAGGGCCCCGTCAAACGGCTACAGCCTTTCGTGATAGTCTTGGTTTGACGGCTAAGCAAGAGCAGGCTGTAGTAAACTACCGTAGCCTACTTGAATCAAATGATCGACAAGCTCTTAGCCGTGACCTGCGAGACAGGCGTTTTGATAGAACTGTTGAGCGTGCGTTTTCAGAAGATCAACCCTTAACCAAGACTCAGATTGATCGTATGGTGGATCGGTACCGTGAGAGGGCCGTACAGTTCCGGAGTGAGGTTGTAGCCAGGACCGAAGGAGTTCGAACTACCAGTTTAGCTCGTGACCAGGCATTACGTCAGACTATCGATGATGTGGGTATACCGATTGAAGATGTTCAGCGCACCTGGAACCGTATTTCAGACGGTCGCCAGCGTGATGCTCACGATGTTATGCAGGGGCAAACAGTAGGGCTGGATGAACGTTTTATCGACGGTGACGGCAATGAATTACGCTTTCCCGGGGACCCCCAGGCGCCTATTAAGACAACGGCGCAATGCCGCTGCTTTATAACAGTGAAATTTACTAATCGTTAGTGCGCATCTATCCAAGCCTTGCATTCTTCTTGTGTTTCTGCCCAGCAGAAAATTGGTTGATTACCAAACACTGCGCCTACCTCCAGCCACCCACAGTCTTGACGAATGAAAGCTTCACATAATGCAAAAGCCTCACTTTCTGTTACTGACACGGACAATTCTATATCTATCCCAAGATCGTTGCGGTCCCTCATCGCTATTTTGTTCCAGACCTCTGTAGCTAAATTTTGGTTAAGTCTTGAGGTTATCTTGCTGTAAAGTCTTGTAACTAAACCCCGACCAGGCCTTAGAATTATATGGTTCACTTTGTGCCTCCGTTAGATTGCAACCGGTGCTTGGATGCCTGGGTACGGATCATAGCCCTTGAGTTTGAAGTCCTCAAAATTATAACCGTAGATAGAATCAGGTTTTCTTTTAATCGTTAGCTTAGGCAAAACCCGTGGCTTACGACAGAGTTGCAACTGTACTTGATCCGTGTGATTAAGGTATATGTGGCTATCTCCGATGCTGATAACGATTTCGCCTAGTTCCAGGTCACATTGTTGTGCCAGCATGTGAGTCAATAGCGCCACGCTGGCAGTATTATAAGGCAGGCCAAGCAGCGAGTCAGAACTACGAATATACACCTGTGTTGATAGCCTATTGTCAACAACATAAAATTGATACAGCACGTGGCAGGGTGGTAGGGACATTTTGCCTTGTCTTACATTTGCGTGTGGGGAGAATTTCTCATTTGGGAGGTATTCGACATTCCAGCCAGAAAACAGAATACGGCGGCTGTTAGGATTGTTCTTAAGGCAGTCGATTACGTAGTCAATCTGGTTAATTGTCTTACCGTATTTAGTAGGCCAGGCTGTCCACTGCTTGCCGTAGATAGGACCAAGATCACCATCTTCTAGCGCCCATCCGTTCCAAATAGACACACCGTGTTCTTTCAGCCAAGTGTTGTTAGTGTTACCACTTAAAAACCAAATCAGTTCGTTAGCGATACTTTTAAAGTGGAGTTTCTTGGTGGTCAGCAGCGGAAAGCCTTCGTTTAAGTCATGTCTGAATTGGCGTCCAAATACTGAGAGGGTACCGGTGCCTGTCCTATCGCCTTTTACTGTACCGTTTTTGAGAATGTCTTTTAATAAGTCTAAATATATTTTCATTTTTAGTTAATCTCTTTAAATTTGATCAGGTCCCCGTTCAGGCAATACCCGATGATTTTAGTATCCTTCATGAGTAAAAACTTAATGCCGCGTTCTCCATCAGTGCATTGGCCTGGTAGAATCTCTCGGTCCTGTGACGTGCTGCACGATAATATTGTACTGACCAACGCCAATAAGGTTATGACTTTCATATTATTTAATCTCCTCAAGTTTGCATCTATCTAAGAACTCTTTGCCGTTTATGCGCCAAGCCACATTCCAGCCATAGTCAGAGGGCACCCAGAGCGCAACAGATATGTCCTCCAAGTTTTCTTCAGTTTCAGCCTCCTCTAAAAAAAGTGTGTAGCCCACTTGGACCAACGCGTTCAATTACAAGGTTCGGCAGTTCTAGCGAGTAGAATGAAGTCTTTACGCGGTTCTCATATTCGAAGGGGATGGTTATCGTTTCTGGGGCGTTCAGGATAGAGCACATAGCCTAGGCCTCTATAAGTTATTCAATGAGTGATGCGGCGTATTCTACTAGCCATAGCTTTGGCGCTATCCATATCTTTAGCCATACTAGGTTAAAGTATAAGAACCCGAAGAGGAGGAAAAACCCACCTATAATAACCGTAAGTTTGTCGGTAAACCACTTTTGCTCTACGGTAGCAGATCCACTTATACTCGTGATTTTTTGTGCTTTTATAAACACGAATATCATGCTGGCACCTATCAAAAGCAAAACGATGCCCAGTAGACACGCTAATAGGCTAGCGGTTGCGTGCCATAGTAGCGCCTGCTCTGCAAGTTCAGGGGCTTGTTCAAGGGTGAAGGTGACAGCATCCTCTATAGCACCCCCAGCTTTTTGTATGTTTTCTGCAAGTACTGCATTGAGCTCATCGTTATCATTCATATGGGCAGTTTCTATAGTGGGGGTAAGATACAGTAAAGATCTATATTTCCGTTATGTCAAATAAAAATCTTGGCACGAAAGTTGACTTTGATAGTGGGCTTAGTGTATTAGTAGAAGGAAATTGAATTACAGAGTGTTCTTAATGGCTGATACCCCTATAAACATATCTGCTACGATCTGCAAGATTGACCAGAGCCTGGGCTTAGTATTCGGATTCGCCATGGTCTGTAAGATCGATGATGAAGATCATTTTGACAAGCAGGGGCATCATATCCCAGAAGAAACCATGCTCCGGGTGATGGCTAAAGCAGTAGACAGAGGTCCCATCATAGCAAAGGACATGCACAGTGGAGAGCAAATCGGTACTTACGTGTTTGCCTTTCCACTGACAACTGAGATAGCTAAGTCGTTGGATATTACTATTAAGCAGAGCGGTGCGATCGTTGCCATGAAGCCTGACAGCACTGAGATACTGGAGAAGTTTGTAACCGGTGAAAGAACCGGGTTTTCTATTGGTGGGACGAAAGCTGTGTTTGAGGATGTAGAGTGATGCCTAAGCACACGCCTAAACGCAAGATATTAAAGGACTTTTCTCTTGATGAGATATCGCCTGTTGATCGCCCTGCGCAGGCTACAGCGTTGGCTACGATTATTAAAAATGATACCGGCTCAGGAGACAGCGATGATCTAGCAGTCGAGATAGTTAAAGCGTTTTGCCTTAAGGATGATCATAACGCGCAGACTTTTGCTGAAACGTTGATGGTGGATCGTGTTGATGACGCGCTCTGGCCTATGAATCGTGCATTATCCTCGACTATTCAGAGCATTATGGGTGATTCGGGTATGGACGTCGTTGCCAAAGCTGCGGCTGTCAGTCAGGCAATTGATGATTTTGCTACAAAAATGCGCGGCCTTGTGCTAGGGGCTGATAGCCCTTTAATTAAATTTGCTACAAACCTTATCGCCGGGAAAGTCGGCGGGAGTCCTACCGACGAGGGGAACACCATGTCTAAAGAATCAGAATTGCAAAAGCAAGTTGATGGTTTAACCACTGAGCTGGCGGATATGACGCTTATATCCAAGCTTAGCGATGATGAAAAGACCTTCATGAAAGACATGGACGATGATGCGAGGGCAGCGTTTAAAGCCATGACCGCTGATGAGCGTAAGGCGAAAATGAACTTGGCAAAGCATGATGATGAAACCCTGGAAGTTGATGGTGCTGTTGTCAGTAAACGCGCAGTGGGTGACGACGTGTTTGCCGTTCTTAAATCTCAACAGGCCCAAATTACTCAGCAACGGGAGGCTGTAGCCAAGGCGCAACATGATACCAAAATGGCTACTCTGGCTAAACGCGCCGGTGACGACTTCAGCCATCTACCCGGTACCCCCGAAGACTTGGCTAAAGTACTCGAGACGCTTGAAGGGGCTGATGAGGCCGTTCGCACAACAGCTGAATCCGTTTTAAAAGCGGCTGAAGAAACAATGGCTAAAACTTTCACTCCACAGGGCCATAGCCTGGGTACTACAGCCGTTAGTGGTACAGCGGCAGAGAAGCTGGATGCCTTAGCAAAAGCGCATGCTAAAGAGAATAACCTTGAATATGCTATTGCGTACTCAGAAGTCATTCAAAAGAACGACGATCTGTATGCGCAAACGCTTGACGGCGCACAGTAACCGGTAGGGTACTTGGTACTTAAGAGGATAGGACGATGACAGAAGAATCACTGAAAATAATTAGTCTGCAATCAGCGGCCGATTTCTCAACCACTGGACAATATCGTTTTGGTATTGTGGATAGTAATGGTCGAATCGCATTAGCGGGCGCAGCTGCTCGTGTTGACGGCATTATACAAGGTAATCCAGATGTAGCAGACCGTGCCGTTGGCGTGGGTATATCTGGCGTCTCATTTATTGAACTTGGCGCTACGCTAACGGCGGGTGATAGTGTTCAATCAGGAGCATCAGGCGTTGCAGTTGCAGGTACGACGAATGTAACCGCGACTTTACTAACATCCGGGGTATCCGGTGATATTCGTAACGTCCTGTTGAAAGGATAACAATTTTCGGCCATATGCCGTAGGAGAGACTGCTATGCCACAGCCAACACGCGGCGACGTTCATGTCAACACGCCCCTGACAAATATTTCGATCGCCTATATGCAGGCTGCATCGCATTTTATTGCAGATCGATTTTTTCCTAATGTGCCCGTTAACAAGCAGTCTGATCGTTATTTTACTTTCGATCGTGGGGATTTTAACCGCGATGAAATGAAGCCACGTGCGCCAGGCACGGAGTCTGCGGGTTCTGGCTACGCCCTGGATAATACACCAACGTATTATGCGGAAGTTCGCGCTTTCCATAAAGACGTTGATGATATAGTTCGTGCAAACTCTGATAGTGTGCTGGCCCCTGACCGTAACGCCACTATGTTTGTCACCCAAAAGGCTTTGATCAGTCGTGAACGTACGTTTGCAGCGAATGCATTGGCTGCCGGTGTTTGGGATAATGAAAAGACCGGCGTCAACTCTGATGTTGTTCTTGGTAGTGAGTTCCTGTTATGGAACGACAATAATTCAACACCTATCGAAGATATTCGCTCGGCGAAACGCTCTGTTCTTGAAGCAACCGGCTTTGAACCTAATAAGATCGTATTAGGTACAGCGGTATTTGATGCGCTGGTTGATCACGTTGACATCATCGATCGGATTAAATTCGGGCAAACACCGGGTTCGCCTGCAATGGCCAATGAGAGCACGCTGGCACAACTGTTTGGGCTGGAAGAGGTATTGGTCTCTAAGGCAATACACAATACAGCAGCGAAGGGTGCAACAGAGGTTTCTGCCTTTATTTCCGGCAGTAATGCACTGTTGGGTTATGTCACACCTACCCCCGGCCTTGAGATTCCAACTGCAGGGTACACTTTCAGTTGGAACGACTGGATGGGTGCAAGTACTTTCGGTCATCGTATTAAGCGCTTTCGCATGGAAGAGCTTGAGGCAGACCGTATTGAAGTACAAATGGCGCAGGATCAAAACGTTGTCGGTTCTGATCTTGGTTTCTTCTTTGATAATGCTGTCGATTTTAATGCTGTGGTATCTGTGTAATGGCTAAAAAACGTAGAGATCGATTACCTTTCGACGTTAACGGGCCCTTTGTGGCCCGTTCTATTTTTCTTTTTAACGGCATACGCTCTATACCTGGGGAGCCCTTCGAGGGATATAGCGCAAGACCGCGTCGACTTCAGCAGTTATACGACGCGCGTGCTATCGATATGGCACCCGTGGTAGTCCAGGAGACTCCAGTATTAGTCGAGGAGGCACCCATGGTTGCCCAGAGGACGCCTGTGGCAATTCAAGAGGTACCCGTAGCAGAAATAAAACCGCCGTTGCCCATCATAGCTCAAGAGGCACCTGTAGACTGGCGTCAGTTAGACGAGAAGGGCATCTTTGACTATCTGTACGATAAGACGGGTGTACGTCGCCGTAACATAGAGATAGCCATTAAAGAGCTTAACAAGCTGGAGCCGAGTAATGAAAGGGCTGCTAACGGGTAAAATTGCCAAGGATATATTCAAAGGCTTTAAGGGCAAGTTGTTAAAAGGCGAGCTGCGCAGAGAGATTCCTGTTGCAAGCCTGGATGAATTTGGAGACCCCCAGGCTTCCACTATTCAGTATTTCGCTATCGAGGGGTTTACCGATAGATTCTCTGATTTTTACCGAAAGAAAGCCGGCATCCCTGAGACTGATTTAAACGTCGCTATATTTGCTCAGTCCTCCCCCGGCCTGGTACCGGCAAAAGATGATAAGGTAACGTTCAAACCCAAGAATACGTGGTATCAACTGCGTACTCAGAACGTTGATCCTGCCGATGCATTGTTTGAGTGTCGAGGATTCGAAATATCCCCACCTATTGACGCGAGCTAGCGACATGACAGTTAACTGGGACACAGAGGGTCTTATAGAAGATGTGCGGGGTGCCGCGCTTCGTGGTGTTGCTGACGGCGTTGAGCTCGTTAAAAGTGCTGCTGTTCAAAAGATAGCCTCAGGCTCTAAGACAGGCATAGTCTACCGTACGAGGGGTGTTGATCACCAAGCCTCAGCACCAGGAGAATCGCCTGCCAGTGATACCAGTAGACTGATTCAATCAGTCCGCACACCTTTGGATATCGCTAACATCAGCGGACAAGTCATATTCTCAACAGCATACGCTGCAGCACTTGAATTCGGAAGAGAAGACGGAAGCATTGAGGCTCGCCCTTATGCGAGGCCAGCACTTGAGGAGAGTCGTGATCAAATTCAAGGCAACATTGCTGCGGAAGTCTTGGCGGTTGTATCATGAGCCTGGATCTAGCGCCTGCAATACGGACAGCCCTGATAGCTGATCCAACTATCACAGGGTTAATAACTGAATTTCTTGGGGAGCCTGCAGTATTTACCAAGAGGCCTGTAGATGATGATGCGGTATTACCCTTTATTGTTATCAGTGAGGATGTGTCAATAACAGATGCCGATGGATTGACATCTGATAGGCCTGTGGTGATGCGTGATATTTTTGCTTATGGCCATCAACCGGACGACTATAGGGCAATAGAACAAATAGGCTACGCTGTTCGTGAGCTATTCCATCGCGAGTCTTTTTCGCTTATTGTGACAGATTATGATGTAATAGAGATCATCGCGACAGGGCCAATTGCCGCACCGACCAGTGATGACGAGATTATAGGCCGGGTTGTTACCCTGACTATACAACTACGGAGTACAATCTAATGAGTGTTAATACAGCATCAGGCGTCCAGTTCTTTATCGGAACAACCCTAGTGGCAGAAAACTTGTCACAGTTTTTTAATGACACTTATACCGAAGTTGGCGAGGTTGAAGACCTGGGTGAATTCGGGGATGAATCCGAGGAGGTCACTTTCGCGTCACTGGCTAATGCCCGTCTGCAAAAGCTTAAAGGTGTTCGTGATGCAGGTACTATCCCGTTAATCTGTGGTCAGGATGACGCCGACCCAGGCCAGGACGCATTAATCACGGCTGAGGCTGACAATACCCTCGATTTTAACTTTAAGGTTATCTTAAATGATAAATTGACCGTTAGTGGTACGCCTTCAGAGCATTATTTCAGCGGCAAAGTGATGAGTAAACGCACAGGTGTGGGCACAGTCAACAACGTTGTCCGCAGAACATTTAACATTGGTATCAACAGCGAAGTACTGGATGTTGATGCAACATAAGAGGAAAGTATGAGCGAACCAAAAATTGGTGCGGGAGACATATCCCTTAGTCTTAATGAACATGAGATAGTTTTACACCCTACTTTGAGAGCTGCGACGACGCTGTCATCATCTCAGGGGGGTATTACTCGCATGGTAGAGCGTTGCTTACAGCTTGAATTTGAAGCAATCTATGCAGTCATATTGGCGGGTATGGGAGGTAAGCAGTCAAAGGATCTACGCGAGCTAGTATACGCTAAGGGTATGCTTGATTTATCGCCAATATGTATTAGATTTCTACATATTTTGGCTAACGGGGGTCGGCCTCTCACACCTGATGAAGAACCCGAGAGTGATGATGACCCTTTGGAGGAAAGCTCCTAATAGACGACTACTATCGGGAGCTAGCAAAATACGCTATGGGGTGGCTCGGGTGGACAGAAGCGCAAGCCCTGGATACTGATGTTAATAGTATCCAAATCGCGATGGAGGGCAAAGAGGAGATGCTATATCCTGAATTAAGGGGGAGGGGAAGGAAGAGGGTTAAAGGTCCGAGCTCGTTGAGCTCACGTTTTAAAAGCCTTTTCAAGGAGCATAATGCGCAGCTAAAAAGCAGGGGGTAACTGCAGTGGCCGGTGAGGTAGTAGTTGATGTCAAGGCCACGACGGCTGACTTTGAAAAGGCCATAGCTAAAGCCGAAAAGGAGGTCATGCGCTTTGACAAAGAGGCCACCGAAGCTGCTGCAGGGGCATTGAAACTCGGTAAAGCTGCCACCGAAGCTGCCAAAGCTGCCACAAAACTAAAAACTGAGGCCGCAGGCTCAGCAAAATCTACAACCACACTACGTAAAGGTGCCACAGCTGCTGCAAAAGAAGCCAAGGCCCTCAAGACCCAGGTTACCGCCGCTGCTAAAGCCGCTAAAGCCCTCGAAAAAGATGCGAAGAGTTCTGCAAAGGGTACTGCTGCACTGAAGGCTGAGGCGCAAGCAGCAGCCGTACAAGTGAATGTTCTCCGCACTGCCGAGCAAGAGGCTGCCCGTGAGGCGAGAGTACTGCGTAAAGCAGCAGAGGATTCAGCCAAGGGTACTGCGGTACTCAAGAAGGAAGCCGGAGAGGCAGCAAAGAAAGCCCGAGCATTAAAGATCGGAGCCACCAGCGCATCTAAAGGCGCCAGAACGCTTACCAAACGTTCGAAAGATGCAGCGCGTGAAGTCAAAAAATTACGGGTTGCAGCCGCTAAAGCTAAACCTGCCTTAAATGGCATCCAACGTGCGTTAAAAAAATCGGCTGACGCTGCTGCACTGTTGACCGGTCCCTTGGGTGGTATCGCCTCGCGACTGTCTGTATTAGGACGTGTGGCTAGTGTAGGCGGTGCAGCACTGCTAGCCTTTTCTGTGGCGGTAGGTACCCTAACCTTTGGCTTAACTGCAGCTATAACAGAGTCTGAGAAATTTGAGCGCTCAGGCTTCCGGGTTCAAGCTGTACTTGAGGCAACGGGTAGCTCAGCAGGATTTACGGCTAAAGAGATCAGGGGCCTATCGAAAGATATTGCCAGAACGACATTAGCTACATCACAGGGCGTGGAAGCCACAGCGGCTAAACTCTTGACCTTCCGTTCGATACAGGGAGACGTTTTTACCGAAGCACTGCAACTATCGCAAGACCTAGCCGAAACAGGCTTTGGGTCTATTGAAGGTGCTGCTGTTCAATTGGGCAAGGCATTAGAAGACCCAATCGCCGGTGTATCCGCACTTAAAGAAGTGGGTGTCTCTTTCTCTCCAGTGCAGAAAGAGCAAATCAGGCAGTTTATCGAGTTAAATCAACTGGCTAAGGCTCAGGCTGTCATACTCGAAGTTCTTAGCGGGCAAGTGGGAGACGTCGGCGTTAAAGCCGCTGAAGGCCTAACAGGATCTTATAATAAGCTTAACTTTCAAATCAGTGAGTTTCTCCAGGATATGGGTAATGCAGGCCTTGTTCAGGAGATGTCGAAGGTCGTCAAAAATTTAGCAACAGAAGTGGAGTTGTTAAACGGACTGTTCTTTAAAACAGATGCCGATAAATTGACAGAACTAATGGATCAGCGTGCTGATGCAGATAGAACATCCAGGTTAGGTATTCAGGGTATATCTCAAGCAGCTGCATTACGTGTAGATAGTATTAACCAAGAAATTAATGCGCTGAAAGCCAAGGAAAACGTAGAGAAAAAAGCGTCTGCAGCGGCTAAAGCGGCGGCTGCAATATCCGCTAGACAAGCTGTAGAAGATGCGCGTTTATCTAAAGTCCTGGAGGCACAAGCTACAGAGCGCGAAAGGCTGAAGAAGCTACGCGAAAGCACTACTCGAGGGATTACGGAAGAAATCGCTGTATTAACGGCTGTGTCTGCTGCCTATGCTGACTCGTCGGTATCGGCTCGCGAGTTTGCAAAAGTTGAAGAGCGTATAACCCTACTCACTAAATTAAACCTAGAGGCCACCAGCAAGGAGGGCGAGGCTATCTCTAAGCTTGTTGCGGAACGCACACAGTTAGCCGAAGCCCTTGCCCAGGAAAGAGCTGAACGCGAGCAATCAGCTGCTACTGAAGCACGCTTGCGGTCGTTACAGGCTGAGATAGTTGTTGTTGAAACACTCACAGCGTCTATCGGCAAATCAACCGCTCAGGTACGTGAGGCGCGTATTGAGGCAAAAGCACACCGTATTGAACAGGAAATGACAGCAGCAGCCTTGCAGAAACAGGGGGAGCTTACTGTAGGTCAAACTGCTGCAATTCGACAACAATCACAGGCTATTGCTGAGACAACCGTTCGCCTTGAGGATCTACGAACAGTACAGAATCAAACGCTTGCAGCCGAAGAAGAAGCAAACGCTAAACGCCTTGAGTTTCAACAGACTGTTGCCTCAGGCATTACCGATCTAGTATTCGAGACTGAGAGCCTGGAAGATGCGTTAAAGAGTATGGTTTTACAGTTATCGCGTGCTATCGTTGAAGCAAAAACTTTAGAAGCCATACAATTTGCCTCAGGTACAAATGCAGGAGGCGGGGGCAATGAGGGTGGCTTTATTAACGCTATTGCCGGGTTCTTTACCAGTGCTACAAGCAGTAATACGGGTACCACAACTGCAACACAGATGCACCAGGGCGGCCGTGTGGGTCTAGCTGGACGGCAGGTCAGTGTGCCATCTTCAAACTTTATAAACGCTCCACGTTTTCACGAGGGGTTGAGGCCTGATGAGTTCCCCGCTATTCTCCAGAGAGGTGAGGACGTTATACCTAAGGACCAGGTAGGCGAGCGTCAGTCAGGCGTTCGTGACGTTACCTTTAATATTACAACACCGGATGCTGATTCATTCCGCAAATCGAAACGACAGGTCTCCCGGGAATTTAGAAGGGCAACGGCAGCAACATGACACGCTTTATTGACACGGGTATACCTGATGAAGTGCCTGGTTTTCCTTGCATCTCTTCTCCGCGATGGTCAACAGACCTGCAGCAGGTTGACTCAGGCGCCGAGCGTGCTAATCAGCGATGGGTGCACCCCCTGCATACGTTTATTTTGCCTGAGGCGATACGTGAGCAAGCGACGTTTGAGATCATACATGATCATTGGATGGCGATGCGGGGGCCGCTGCAGTCCTTTCCGTTTAAAGACCCACTGGATTTTGCGAGTGCTCCCTTGGTGCAACCTAATTTTGTCCCAACGCTGTCACGAACAGATCAACCATTGGGCACAGGGGATGGGTCAACCGTAGCATTTCAGCTTAAAAAGGAATATACGCGCGGCTCACAGACTTACACACGTGATATCTTTCACCCTGTTGTTAGTACGGTGATTGTCGCCTTTGATGGTGTTGACCCAGATACCTTTTCACCCTCACAAACGTTTACGGTGAATCGGTTAACAGGCATAGTGACTTTTGATATAGCGCCTACCCCCGGTGTGGTGATACGTGCCGGGTACCTGTACGATGTTGAGGTACGTTTTGATTCAGATGACGCCTTTGACGGTATTGTAAGAACTTTTGGCGTCGGTGGTTTTGCTAATCTTACTTTCACAGAGATAAGGCCTTGCGAATGACTTTACTTTTTATCGATGGCTTTGACCACTATGGTACAGATACCGCTAATATGACTGATGGGGCATGGGCAGATTTCGGGTCTGTTGCCTCAGACGGGTTTATCAGTGTCGCTAACCCCCGGACGGGCACGCACTCGTTGTTGTTTGAAAATTCTAGCGCTTCAAACAACCCGACACGACGGGTATTTGGCGGTGCAAAGGTGACGGTGGGTGTCGGTGCTGCTTTCTGGTTCTCTAACCTGCCAACTGACAATGATCGGGCCATACTTTACGAGTTTCGAGATGCAGCGAATGCCCCGCATATAGCGGTACTACTGCAGTCTACAGGTGTCATAGAAGTTAAGCTGGGGTCCACTAATGGCGGTACTAAAATTGGCGACAGTGTGACGCCAGCTATTACTGCAGAGGCCTATACGCATATAGAATGCGTGGTAACGATCAACAATACGGCGGGTTCAGTTGAGGTTCGCGTTAACGGTGTGACAGTTATATCACTATCCGGCATAGACACGACAAATACCGCAAACGAGGAAACAAGCCAACTGGCCGTCGGCCATGTCGAGGGACCTAGCAGATCGACGGGCATTACATCGATGTATATTGACGATATATTCTGCTTTGATGACCAGGGCTCATTTAATAACGCCTTTCTGGGTGATCGCAGGGTTCAGACACTGTTCCCTAGTGCGAACGCAGTCATACAAGATTGGAGCTGGAATACAGGACCTACTGCCTACCAGGCCATAGATGACGCCGACCCCGATGATGATACGACGTATATTTTTGCTAACGCGGGGGGTTCACCTGCGCCTGTCTCAGAGTTTGAAATTGATGATTTGCCTGCAGGTGTATCTACGGTATCCGCACTTGTATTGGTAAACCGTGCACGTAAAACAGATGCGGGAGTTGCAAATATCCAGGCGTCTCTCGTGTCTGTAACCTCAGAGGTTGCCGGCGCTGACCGCGCATTGACAGAAGCGTATACATACTACCACGAGGTTATCGAGGCGGACCCGGATACCGCTGCGCCTTTTACGCCTGGTGCAGTTGATACTGCAAAACTTAAACTGGAGCGCACTGCGTAATGGCCATTACATTCTTTGACGGTTTCGACTTGTATGGCAGCACTACGACTATGCTCGCACAGTGGGCCAACAATGGTTCCCCCGTTATAACCACTACCGGTGGACGGTTCGGCGGGGGCGGTGCAATTTGTGATGGAAGCGCTAACGAGTCCATATATAGGGTAGATGTACTGAATAATAACTTTGTGACAGTGGGGTTTGCTTTCAAAACTGATTTAGTCGACCCGACCCGCATTTTTACCTGGAACCGGCTCGCGGGGTCGACATTAACAAGCGTGATTAACGGGTCTATATTTTTGAACACTGACGGATCAGTAGTCATTGAAGGCGCAGGTGGTGCGGATATGGGTACCTCTGCAACGGGCGTTGTGGTTGCCGGACAATGGTTCTACATGGAAGTGCAGATTTTCAGAAACAATACGACAGGGTCTATCGAAGCGTTTATCGGAGGTTCTTCTATCGTATCGGCGACAAGCGTTGATACCGAAGCGACCACGGCTGCAGGCTCCTTTATGTGGGGCAGCAGTGACTCAGCTACAGAGGTCGTATTCGATGACATATATCTTGCGCAAGACGCCTCTTCACTGCCGGCAACGTTAGGTGACGTAAAGGTATCAACGTTATTGCCTAATGCCGATACAGCGCAGGCTGATTGGACACCGTTATCGGGTACTGGCTTCTCTAATATTGATGATGCGTTGGGTACTGACGGTGATGCCAACACGTCATATATCAGTGAAACAACGTTAAACGGCAAATCTGAGTTTGACTTAGAGGCCTTGCCAGAAACGCCCATTGCGATTCACTCGGTGTCGATAGCGACACGGGCAACAAAGACAGATTCGGGATCTATTGAGTATAAGCACCACGTAGACAGCAATGGCACAGAAGCAACTAGCGTTGCAATAGCGCCTTCTGAGACAAATTACAACATGACTTTCAGCTACCACAATACTGATCCAGATACCGCCTCTGCGTGGACTGAGTCAGGTGTTAATGCAATGAAGTTGGGAGTAGAGGTCACTGCCTAAATGACTGACGTACGGGTAACGCAGGGCGCATCTGAAGTATTATACGGACCGCCACGGCCAACCGTACGGGTAACGCAGGGCGCATCTGAAGTATTATACGGACCGCCACGGCCAACCGTACGGGTAACGCAAACGGCTGCAGAGGTTTTATACAGTTTTACGGCGCCACCGCCACCGCCTTATACTGAAGATCCCGGTGCCATAAGAGAGACACAAGGGGCGATGTTGGCCCTGATAGACTTCGATGCACAAGTTCGTGACACCCAGTCAGTGGTGCTTGCCCTACATGATGAAACACCGATTGCCCGTGATACACAGTCCCTTATGTTGGCATTACTGGAATTCGATGCTGATGTTAGGTCTACGCAGTCTATAGCACTTGCTCTCGTGGATATTGTGCCTTGTCTCACTAAATGGACGCAAACCTGGACCATAACACGCACAGATGACGTCGTATTCGCATTCACTGCTTTAGATCGCGATATAATTTATAGAGGCGTAACGCATAAGTCCTGTGACTCTTTGGCAGCAACGGCTAGTGAAATGGCCGCTGCAGTTGGATCAACAGGCAGCATGGAGTTACGCGGGCTTATATCAGACAGTTCTATTAAGGATGTTGACTTGTTTAATGGGCTTTTCGATGGCGCCTTTGTCGAAATATGGTCTGTGCCGTGGGAGACCGTTACTAATGAGATACCCTTTAGGCTATTAGCCGGCACACTGGGTAACGTGTCTCAGGGAACTGTAGCGTTTGAGGCAGAAATCATATCCCCGGGTGCCACGATGCAACAAAAACCGTTGCTGGATGTATACACGCCTGCATGCCGGTATAAATTAGGTGATGAGCGTTGCCTGTTTGACTTAGATACGTTGGAGGTATCAGGGTCAATAACAGCTATACCTGCAGTCATTGCGCCGAATTCAGCAAAACGCCGCATATTTACCGATGTCAGTCGCACAGAGGCTGACCGGTTTTATGAGTACGGTGAACTGACCTGGGTCTCTGGCGACAACATAGGCTTGACATCT